GGAGCTGTAACTGTACAGATGACCAGTATATTGGCAGCTCTATCTTCTCATCACCATCATTGTAATAATGCTTTTCAGCTTTATCTGCATATTTGCGGTGCTTGTCCTTTAGCTTATCTTCGGCTTTCTTAATGCGTTTAAGCCACTTTTGGGTTATCTCGTTTTTTTTCATAATGGTTCAAACATGTCATTAATTGATATACCGTTATCCATAGCGTTTAATGGCTTAATACGGTCTTTGGGTAGTGGTTCAGGTGCTACAGTCTTATAACTGACAGCAACATACATAAAAGCGTCAGCTGCGTGTGATGTCCAGTCGTGTAACGGCGTATCTTTTAGCTTGTTCTTTTTCTCGTCTTGTTCGTATCGGTACTGTTTCAAAGTCTCGAAACCATCTTCAGCACGATAATCAAACACTGTGCGGTCTATCATCTTACGAGCCGCATTAATTTGGTCTTGTTTAGATAGGTTTGGCGTAATCCTTACCCTCTCCCATCCAAAACACTTAGAAAGCAATTCTTGTGCGCTTTTACCCATTGCCGCGAATGTCTTAGCCCTTGCATCATGTGGCAACCAGTTAATGGCTATCTCGTACTCACAACGGTGTTTGATGCCCTCTATCACATCACCGTGCCTGACCTTGATTTCATCATTGATGATGTCAATACTCACCTCATGGCCTAAAACCTGTGATGCAAAGTAATCTGGATTCTTTAGACTGTCTTCAACAAAGTCAATAATATGAATCTCGTTAGCAATGACCTGATAGAACCAGATGGCCGTTGCATCTGTTCGACCAATATCCCATGCGGTAAACACTGGGTAATCTGGATTGTGTGGACATTCACAAACCCTGCTTTGACGCTCAAGGCGTGATAGCTCACCACCCCAAACTGCACCAACTACCGCAGCATCAAATGAGCAGTAATATTCCTGGTAAAACAGCGCCTTACCTAAGTCATCACCGAACTCAGCGCGGTATTGGTCAAACTCCTCTTGCATATCCCACTTAGCAGATAGTCCTGTATCATCTACAGTTAGTAGCTCGGCAAATTGGCCTTTAGCGTTTCTTGCAGCTTTGTATGTTCTATATGCGTGATTCTTGCCGCGTGGTGTGCCAATCTTTAGCTGCCATCCACCATTCTCTCTTAGGATTGGCCTTAAATAGCCAGATGCACTTGGGTTGGATAATGACCACTCAGAGAAGACAATGCCGGCCGGTGCAGAACCAATAGCGCCCTGAAAGTTGTCAGAACCTAAACACTGCCATGTAGAACCGTTCTTGAACTTAATGAACATTTCTGATTCATTGGTTGATTCTCTCAGCTCTTTAGGGAATGCCTCATCAATACGCCGTTGACCTGTATGTGAGTTGACAGCAGTCCAGATAGCTTTACGCACTTGGTTATGCTGCGGGAGCATGTGCCAGTAGTTTGCAACACGCTCATGAGCCTTGATAGCTGTACCATGTAAGCAAACATCATCCTTTCCTGCTCTGCGGTGCCAGATAAGCTCCAGATGTTTTATGCCATCCCTAATCCAAGCGTTTAAAGCTGGTTTCTGGTAATCGCGTGGTGTCCATTCATGCGGCAGTATTATTTCGGTCAGAACTCACCTTTTATCTTAACAACAGTAACGCCGCTTTGTTCTACTTCTTGCTTATCACGCCAATCATCGCGGAATCTGTTTTTCATATTGAATATCCAAGTAGTAGCGTTTATGTTCTTTTCACCCATTGCGCCGTCACGTCCTAACTTCTCCCACCAAGCCTGTGATAATGCTAATGACTGTTTTACGGCGTCCGAAAACTCTTTATTTTCTTTTAACCACGAATACCATGTATCTTTAACAATACCGATCTCGGCACACATTTCAGCCACACCCATTCCTTGCCTACCGCACTCAATAAGAACTGGTAGCATTTCAGGTTTGTATTTAGTTGGCCTTGCCATTTTTCCAGTACTCGTTAGTGCTTTCTCTAGGGTCATAGTCACATTCAGAAACCATAGCATTTGCTTTTATTAAGTCATGCCATTTTTTTTCATGACTACCTAAATTAGAGCGCATTTGGGATGCCAATTTATCCACCGCTTTTTGTATTTCCTCAGTCGACTTGAGGGTTGAGAATCTACCTGCTGGCATTACAAGAACTCCTTGCAAGTAACAGGAACGCCTTTAAAAAGTATGTGGTGATACTTTCTATCTGCTGCCAATAAAGACAATCCTTCATGCTCCTCTCTATGCTGCATTACTTTCATGTAATCATCAAACTCGTTGATACTTACAACAATCTTTTCCGGTACTTCAGCGCCCTTTGTTTTCTCTATTAGCAATTCATTTAGCCTATTGATTATCTTTAGGTGCTTTTGGGGGAATGTGTATCTTTTAACTGTCATTGTTATCCATACTGCTCTTGCAGGCTGTTTATCATGTCGTTATACATTTCATCTTTAGTTGGCTGTACTATGCGCCTAAAGAGGTTTGTATCGTCTTTGCCAGCCGTTGCGAACATTTGCTCAATAGAGCCTTTTGCGGCCTCTCTGGTAATTGGTGGCATTTTGACATTGCGCATGGCTTTTATTGGTCCGTGCTTTCTAATCACATCATCAAATAAATCACAAAACGAACTCATGCCTCACTAGGTCCATTATCAAGTTTGGCTATCAGTGCTAGGATGTCTTGTAGCTCTTGGATAGGTCCATCTTGTTCAATGATGTAATCAGTGATTGCACGGCATATACCAGCAATGTGTAAGTCCACCTTAGTCGGCAATGATGGAACAAACACTAAACCGTTGTATGGGTCGTGTATATGCTCTGGATGTTCCGCTGTTAAGTCCTCGCGGGTGTATCGCTGTTCTGGTGCAAGAAAGCTGTAAAGCTCGTTATACTTATCACTGTCTAGCGGTATTACAAAATAGTCTTTGCCGTCTAAGCTCATGTTAATGCCCTACCTTAATATTTGTTGCTGTTGTGCCACTTGATACAATGCCTTTACTGTGTATTGGATGCCATACACCTACAGCCAAAGCCGTGTAAGTTGCATTTGTACCGTTCTTTTGTGTGATGACCACATTGCCAGCGCCACCAATATATAAAGCGCGTTGTAACGTGTAAGTATCGCCGCCTGAAACATCGGTGGCTACTTCTATTGGACCAATTTGGTTGCTCATTATTTACTCCGGTATTGATTCGATTGTGCTTGATGCTTCGTTACCCTCATATGCTGGGTCATCGGGTGATGTGATGGTTACGGTTATTGTAAAGCTGCTGAGCCAGCATCCCACGGCGTTGCACCCCTTGTTGGGAAGTCAAATTCTGCGGCGGTTGTTCTGAGAGTCGCGGCCGCTTGGTCTGCTGTGTTACCGTAAGGCGTGAACGCTGCAAAGATAGTGCCAGCACTAGGAAACGTGAATGTTGGGTCTGTATCTGTTTCAGGGTCGCCACCACCAATCATGTAGTTAAATGTTGTTCCCTCAGTATCATGCACTTCAAGCCAAACTCTTTGGCCATCACGTACGTAAACACTTAATACAAAGTTCTCTCGAATAACTTGCTGGGCATCTGTTGAAATAATCGCAGAATTCTGATACAAGTTGCCAGCACTTGAAAAACCCCATAACCCTAACATGTCAGCATTATTGCCGAGCCATGTCTGAGGTGGTGAGTTTCTTACCAGCCCTAAAGCTCCTTGTGATGCAGTGTTACTTTGGTCTAAGTACAAAAGCTCAAATTTATGATAGCCGGATGAATGGCCTGTTACAGACTTGACATACTGCCCTAGCGAGTTAGTTCCCGGATTGGTTGCAGTCTCGTTGTTATCACCAGATAAAACAATGGACGTGCCGAGGTCTTGAAAGCCTTGATTAATGCCACCACCACCGCCGCCACCGCCGCCAGTGCCACCATTTAATGTTAAACCTATACATATCTGCACCGCGTTACCCTCCAAGTCGTAGGTTATGGCCGTTGCTGCCGTTTCATTTGTTCCAGTGATGTCTAAATCACCGGTTAGCTCTATGTTGTTATCTGCTATGGCTGTGAAGCTCAACAGAATTAAGATTAATGCCTTCATTTATTCCCCCGAATCAAAAACAGCTTTATCTGCCGCCGCTTGTGCTTTTTTTAAATAGCCAATGTAAATCTCACTGTGCTTGATTCTCAAATCAGTGCTTGCTCCCTGAATGCCGTCAATTTTGTTTACAGCCTTGATTAATCGTTGCTGTGCTTCCGTTTCGCAAATAATTGCTTTACATGCTGCATCAC